CTGTTCAGAAAGTCTGCCAGAGAGGTCTGTAATTCACTGTATGTGCCTAATGCCATTGCTAACTCCAGTTATGTGCCCGATTATACCATTTTTTAGCAAAACTTTACATTTTAACGTTTATAATACGGACGCAAGCAGACCACCCAAATGTTTCAGGCGTGGACTTAGCTCATCACGAACAGAGGCTGGCAACTTACCATACAAGTCCATTAAGCCGCCCACTGTCTCTTTAGCAGAGTAACCCACCAATGGCTTATTTTCATAAGCGGATCGTGCCGCTGGTGCTGCATAGTTTTGAATCGCTGGGGCAATATATTTATCAACTATTGGGGATAGAGTGTCTCCCACCTTACTTGACCAATCTTTAGCCAGTTGTCCTCTTGCGTCTTCAGGATATATAGCGTCTTTTACAGGCTCTGCCCAGTTAGGTGATAACACCCCTGCTGCACTGCCTATTGCGTCTCTTCCTATCCCTAGTATGGCGTGAGACATCATATCTGTAATCGGTGCTTCGCCATTGAATTGATTAAATATGCCTTGAGGCTCCTGCTCTTGTTCAGTTTCTATTGCTTGAGCTTCTGCTTGATTGGAGGGTAGGCCTCCTACGGCTGGAATGGCAGCGGCGGTACCTAAAGCCATCGCACTAGAGAACCGAGAGTCAATCAGTCGTTTAGCGCCTTTGGTTAATGGTCCAGCATCAGAATCTTCGGATTGGAAAGCAATAGGTGCAGCTAGTAGAGGGACCATGAGCTTTTTGGTAACATCAAGCGGATCAAACATGGCAGCGACTTTACCAGACTGCTTGGTGTTTACAAAGTAGCCGGAATATCCCTTGTCCCATAAATTCTTTTCGGACTTATTTAAGTCGCCTTTCCCAGCCTTCCACAATCCTTCTGGGTCTTTTTGAGGGTCATACATTTGAGCAGCGTCTATCTGTGTTTGAACCTTGTTGTTGCCTAAACCAAGCTCTTTGCGATACGGATTGGTGTCGGCCTCTATTCCATAGAAACTTCGTGGGACAAAGTCTTCTCCATAGCCTCTGTTAACTTCGTCTCTTGTTCGTCGAGACAGGCCAGAGCCGTAGTAAGCTGGGTCGATACGCTCGACTGGCCTGGGCGAATAATGTATAAGGGTGAGGTTGCCTGCGTCGTCAATTGCTCCCTCAAGCCCTGTGTCACCCAAAGCTGCAAGCTCAGAAAATCTTTTTCGTCTAGCATCTAATTCTGGAAGCCTCTCTTGTATAGCCCAATTTGGAAGTAGTCCTGTCTTTTGATCTGCAAATATAGTGTCTTCAATTCCAGCAGTCCTGTTTTTATCTCCAAAAGGACCGTAGTTTAACCAGCTATTTTGCCCTCTTGTTTCTGACGCCAAAGCTTTAAGTGCTTCAGGTGACATTGTACCCGCATGAGAAAGATATGCAAGGTCTTCGCCAGCAGCCCTAAACCCAGCGCCCTTTTTTGCATGGCCCTGAAAATCATGGACAGCCCTAAACAAATCATTGTAAGACGCGGGTTGACCGCTAATCTTGAATGGGGATTCTTTTAATAAAGGATTTCCTGTTGGATCAAAGTCGCCAGCTCCAAAGCCAGCCTGGGTTGGATATACGTCTAGTCGCCCAGTCTCCATCATATCCATTAAGCTACGATAAGGGCTTTCAGGGTTGCTATTAAATTCTGGTTTAATCCCTGCTCGCAACATTTCCTCATATTGACCAGCCACCTCATCAGAGAGCGCGTCATAACTTTGCTTCACTCGCGGATTAGTAGGGTTATGCTGCATTGCCTCGTATTCTTTAGCGACTCTTGCGCCAAAAATAGGGTCATTAGGACCAACAGAAGTTGATGGGGTGTAGGGTATTCCTGAGCGTTTTGCGTAATCAATGGCGGCTTGTTCTGCAACCGCACTTGGGCCAATATTTAATAAGCCGGTGCTAGGGCTAGCCTGATTGAGCTTGGATAGCGCCAACAACCCTTTACTAATGCCCGCCATCACATCACCCTAGATAAATAAATAAAGCCCGATTATACCATAAATTAGGCAATGCCTTGCAGATTGCGCCGAATTGGATCGCCCCAATTACTTGCAGGCTTATAGCCCACCGCTAGGTATCTAAATGCGTCAGCACAGTGACTAGTCCAGTCGTGCATCGGTCTACCCCGCCAGGTCATACCCTTGTCATCGTAATCACGCCTATATTGACGTAGGGCGTCTACCCCTCTCTCACACTTAACCTTATCAAACCATGCCCTGGGGATCATGGATCTTACAGCCTGTATTCCATCGTCAACACCAAGCTGCGGTGCTATTGTTACGTTGCGAATCCCTAAGCTATCTAAGGTTTCAAGCCGAGACTTACCTGTTCCAAGCTCCCTAACCCTAACGTCATGTGGAAGTATGTGACCGTCGTATACATAGGGGCGACTCTGAAGCTCTTTAGCGTAATGGTCTAAACCGACACCGCTGCTCTCATAGTAGTCAATCAGCCTAACCTCAGCCCCTACCATCTGAGCAAACCAAATTGCAGTGCTATCCCCTATCCCTAAGTCCCAGGCCGTGAAAACGCCAACAGCGCGGTCATAAGGCACATGGGTAATTCTCTCTTCTGCTGCACACTCTCTCATCTCAACAGCATAGTAAGCGCCGTCCGCATGAACCAGCATCTCACCTTCCCAGATATGGGCGTAGGTATCTGGTCTAAGCTTTTGGTCGTCTTTTCTTTCAGCCTCTAATACTGCCGGAAACCAAGGGTTATCCCTATAGTTTATCTCACATATCTTCATGTCTGACGGAGGATTAACCCTGAAGCGTCTATGAGTAGCTGAGTGCTTTGTTTCGGGATTCCACGTTACCCAAATCTCTGAGTCATCTTCTCGTACAGTAGGTATCAACTTACTCCAGGCAAGCTCAGACACTCCCTCAGCCTCATCAATCCACGCTAATATAATCCTAGCCTTTGACTTGATGGAATCTAGGTTGCGCCTTAGACCAGAGAATACATAGTTAATGTTTCCATCTTTGGACCGAACATATCGTTCACCAATATCATAGTAAGCAAGTAACCAGGGGACGGATCTAATAGCGGATTTGACTTCCTCAAGTGAGGACTCGTCTAAGGAGTTAAGGTGTTCTCGACCACAGAGTATCTGACCCTGCTTTCCACCCATTCCCCATTGATAGCCTCTTACAGCAGTCATAAGGGCAAATGAGCGCGTCTTGGCTGAACCACGACCTCCGTGAGCGCATCGGTATCTAGCCTCTCCCTCAAATAGAGACACCATCTTAGGAGGTAATAGGATTTCTGCTTCTGGGTTATCCATCTTGTTCAGTTTTTCCCGCCACCAACTTAATGACGGTAGGCTTGAACGAGTCATCAGAGGACGTGTGATCAATAGCCTGCTTATCGCCCCACTTGCGAGGGGACATCCTGGACACCTTCCACTTGCGTGAATCTATCTTCAGCCTTGCTTTATTAATGGCGTTTGAATCGCAGTCTTCTGGCAGCTCATCTGCTATGTCAACAATCTGATCAGCATAGTAATCAGCCTGGCAGTCTCTGGCTCTCGCGTACTGTTCCGAAAACATTACCTTGTCAGTCTCTGTTAACCACTTCATCAGAGTAGACATAGCAGGCATGCTATCGTCACGACAGATTTGTCTTGCGCTCTCACCAAGAGATAGACGCCGACATATCGTATCCGCTAGTGCTTCAGTAAAGATTGATGGCCTCATACTAAGCCACAGACGCAGTTAACCGAAAAGCAGTGACATTCTCGCGTCATACGCTGCTCTGTTAAATATAGCACCTCAGACATAAGGTACTGATCCTTGTCAAATAGCGCAGTGGCGTAATCTTGGATCAAGTCCAGATCATACTCGTGTACATCTTCGTCAGTTGATATTCTTATCATGCCCGATTATACCTTATTTTTTGCTCAGTAGCCTCCATACAGCCACTTATTCTAGTTTTCTGACTTAACGAAGTCTTTAGTGTTAGAACCCCAATCAATCTGTCCGTAATTGTCCTTAAAGTTCTTTCTGTCTTCCTTGGTTCCTTTGCCGCCACGATTACCCTTACCACCGTGATTCTCAGGGAAATGCCTACCTGCGGGTTTTTTATCGCGTTTAGGGGTATGTTCTTCACCCATTACCAGTCACCTTGCCGGTTATTCATCATTCTCTATCCAACAAAGGGTCTCTTTGCTCAACCCTACACCATTCATCACCACAGACTTCGTAGATTTCCTTACCGCCAAACTCACGTTTATATTGGCGATCAAGTTCTTTGTCATTCTCAAGGCCAATTTGGTAAAGTCTGCCCATAACATCTATTCTGCAATTGAAAGTTGTTTTGTAATTAGCTAACTCTTGTATAAGCTCCGAAGGATAAGTTTTAAAAAGTATCTCACGGCATTCTTCTGCTGTGGTTTCATATCCCAATGCTAGGACCAGGGTTAAAACTAATGGCTCCATCAACTCATCCAGTCGTTTATTATCATCTGTTTAGCTATCTCAATATAGAACAGCTCTCTCTCGTCGTCAAGGGTGCTTCCCATCTCTACCCCTGCCTCTCCTATTGATATTAAGATAAAGTCCTCAGAACGGTTCATATGGGCTTCTAAAGCGTCTCTAACAAGGTCTGCTCGGTCAGGTCTAAGCTTTACTACCTTGGGTTTATCCATTATTGTTCCGCTGTTGTTTCATTAAATGTACGTTGTTTCTTATCATATACATTCTAACATATCACGCTTATGGTTTGATTGCTTTACATAGATCAAGCTTTAGGTGCGATTATACCATTGAAATGGGTTGTAGGTTGAGTCGCGTTTATACCTGGTTTAACATTCACTCAATACATGGCGAATAATGCCGTGTTTTTACCCTTGCTTGCCTGCTCCCCTGTAAAATAGTAGCGTTTTCAGCCTTTATGTCGTTATTAGATAAGTCAGCGTCTCTTATAGATAACTTATTATTCTCAATGAAAGTAAATTAGTAATCAAGCAACGCAACTAACGGTAGACATAATGGAAATACTAACAGACGGCACAATCTATGCAATACTGGCTCACATATTCTTTATTACATACATAATCAAGCAGGAGGTTACAAATGAGCGACTTTAAAAGCGCAACACAGCGCATTAACAACGCAGGCTCCACCCTAGACCTGGCTAGAACATGGCTTGGGCTGGTGAGAGTGTACGAGCTGGGACACCTAACCGAGAAAGAGCTTCAGCGATTAAATGCTAACCTACGCAATAAAACAGACCAGCTAATGAGGGCTATACAATGAAAGAATTACAATATAATCAAGCATGGCAGACGCAAGCGCGAGGCACCAACTCAGACGAATACGATATTTATTTAACTTTTGCAGACGATGGCAACGGTATAGATATCACCACTGGCGAACCATTAAAAACATATGACGAATGGTTAAATTCATAAGCGAGGTTACACAATGATTAACGATCAATTCCTATTCACCCAAGCGCAGTACAAACGAGCCAAAAGGTTAAAAGTATGGGGTGGCATATCACTTGCCATTGTTGTCACCGTGTTAACCGGCTTCCTAGTGTACGGTCTGGCAGTATCGGCTGGCGCTATAAACTAATACTCCCCGCAGTACCTTGCCCCTGAAATAGGGGCTTTTTTATGTCAGAAAAACACCACACTTTTTAGCGCATTAAACTGTTACAATCTCACACTTTATCGCGCATTAAACTGTTCCCTGCCATGACCAACTTTTTAACCTCTGGCGTTAGTTGTAGCTTTTTCTGCAAGTCCTTTAGAAAGTTAACCGCCCTCTCTATCTCACAGACCAGCGTTTCTGAATCAGCCTCACCACGCACGATCACCTGGATCTCGGTAGTGCCCTCCTTCTTCCTGTAACCCACGTCAACTAATTCCTTCTCAATAGCAGGATGCGCTTCCCTAAGTCTTAACCAATCTTCTGCTCTAGCTTCCATCTTTCTTCCCCTTTCCTAACGCAGCGTCTACGCGACCTGCCGCCCATACTACAATGAGCGCCACCCCAAAAAATAAACCATAGAGCGAGGGCGACCACCATAATACCCCGATACCAACACCACCAACTAACGCTAAAATTAACCCTGCCGTATTTGTTAATATCTTATTCATACCTTTCTCCCTTAATTGATTAAACTCGCTGATACATCTGTCCGTCATGGATAATCATATCTCCACCGACCCAGTATAAAGACGTGGTATGAAAGTCACCATCGTCGGCCATGCCAATCCAGACTGCCATTTCTGGATCATCACCACGTTCTAGATCAGTCATAAACATGGGTTTGTATTCCTCCCATAACTTTTCTGCCTCTGGTCGAGTGATTAAGTCAGTATCCTCTTTCATGATGCCGTTACCTAATGCGTATTGAAATATGCAGTCTTTCATAACTTTCTCCTGTTTACTATGCTTATCATTTTCGTACATTGTGATAGCCATAGTGTTCATTTAAGTGTTTTTCTAAGTGTCGAAATAACTTGCGAAACCCATAGCTTCTCACCCAGCTTACTACGAAAAACAAGCCTGTTGTGGCTAAAGCGAACTGAGCAGTAACCCCAAATATAAAATAAGTTAGTGTGCAGTTAATCATCGCGCCAAATATCATGTTTGCGCTTACCTCGGCTACGTCGAGTTTTACCATTATTCTGGACTCTCTAGTTGCTTTTCTAAGTGGGCTAATGCTCGCCACGCAACCGCGTCCCAATCTTCGTCGATGATATGTCGCATCATTGCGTCTAACTCATCGCTAGACTTGGACCTATCCCAGTGTAATGTAGCGGCTGTTTGGCCGTGTTGTTGACCGCCTACTAGTGATAGCTTGGCTACTGCTGCCAGCGCCCTTGGGAAGTACTTAATACAGCCAGTGTACAGCGGTATGTCTTTCCTTTCTTGGGGGTCTGTCGGTAAT